GATTATCTCAACCCTACTACTCCTCGTAGTCATCTACCTCCTTCTTCGGAAGACACCTACCAACCCATATGAGCTGGAATTCAAGCGAAATCTTACCAATTTAGACGACGATACTTTTGAGGCTGATGACAATGAGGAGTGGGAGAAGGGAGCCGGCTGGGCGCGGGGTTCAAGGAACCGGTACCAGCGTTTCATGTTAGACGCAGTTAGGTCTGTCAAGGCAGAACTGGGGCATTGTACGGACAATTCAGCTAACCGAATGGTTGTCCGGAAGAAGTTGCTCCAGTGCTTTGAGAGACGGGGAATGAGGCCCTCTCACATTTCCTCTGTCATCGAGGTTGCTATTATCTTGGTTTTTACACCAAGCAAGCACCAGGTACAGGCTGCCGCAATGAGCCAAACCGCTGTGAGGAAAGAGCGGTTGGACGATATGAGACGCTGGGGTCGGACCGAGAGGTCTGACGCCTAGGGGTGCCCTGGCAAGGTCGCCGGGGTGACAACGGAGTTCAATATTAGCAGGTACCCACCTGTTAGCACTGACCGTACCGTTTATCCCCACTTGGTGGTGACTGGAGCATGGGAAAAACCCAAGAATTCTCGAGAGGTGAGCTGTTTGCTCGGAAGTGGTTCCTCTCAAGAATTTAAAGTACACACAACCACATACCAAAATCTGATGCGTGGCATTTATGAGCGGTTGTTTTTCGTTAAGAACGGGAACGAATTCATTCGCCCTCCCCAGCCAAGGGAGAACATATTTGCCGAGCGTCTCAGTGTAGTCAAGAACAGCATTGTTGAACATTGTCCGAAGTCCAACCCCATCACTCCGCTCGAATTTGCGGAGTTGTATCAGGCTCGACGACGTACGGCGTACCTCAAAGCTGTTGAATCTTTGGAGCACTCGGGGGTGTGCAAATCAGATGGCTATGTTGATACGTTTACGAAGGTTGAGAAGATTAACTTCACTTCTAAACCGGATCCCGCACCAAGAATCATCCAACCGAGACGCAAACGGTACAACGTCTCTGTTGGGGTCTTCCTTAAGCCCATGGAAGGCATTCTCTACAAAGCGGTTACGAAATGCTTTGGGGAGAAAACAATTGTCAAAGGCATGAATGGGGGCGATGTTGGTCGACTGGCGTTTGAGAAGTGGTCAAAGTTCTCTGACCCAGTCGCGATTGGAATGGATGCTTCAAGGTTTGATCAGAGCGTGTCAACTGACGCTTTGAAATGGCTCCATAGCATATACGTGAGTTGCGTAGCG